TGTTCGGTGGGGACCTTCCGCCATCCCTCCTCGTCGAGCCATGGATGCTCGCCTCCCCGTGCGAGATGGTTGCCCCGACGCCGTTCTGCGACTGCGGAGCCAAGGGCTCCCGTCACACCGATGAAAGCTGCAACAAGGTTCTCGACCCCAACGAAGTGGAGCGAGCCTTCACCCGCGCTGCATGCAAGCCCCTCCTCCAGTGGGATGGTGAGTACGGCTTCTACCCGGTGAACGTCGACGGCCAGTACGACGAGCGATACTACAACAACTACGAGCGTCTCGCCTGCACTCCGATGGGTCACGAGATCACAGAGAAGCGGCGTGACTTCACGCAGCGGTTCTTCAAGGGACGTCAGTGGTGTGACGTCGGTCCTGGTGCCTGTCAGTTCGTGGAGGCAACGCAGTGCGTCGGGTTCGACATCAACCCGAAGACCAACGCCCGTCTTCGTGAGCTCGGCCGTTACGTGGAACCCACGGGACCGTTCGATGTCCTGACGTTCTGGGACTCGCTCGAGCACATCCCCATGGAGGACCTCATCCTGCTTCTCGACCGGTGCAAGGGCTGCGTGGTCAGCATGCCGGTATACGAGGACAAGGAGCACGTACTCCGTTCCCGTCACTTCAAGCCCGCGGAGCACATGCACTACTGGACCGCGGACGGCTTCGTGGACTTCATGATCCAGCGGGGCTTCAACCACCTCGGTGAGGATGACTTCGAGACCCGCCTGGGTCGCGACGGCGTCTTGACCTTTGCCTTCGAAAGGGACTGAGCATGAGCACCAAAGCGGGGGAAGCTGAACAGGTCATGGAGACGGTAGCCGAATGGGCCGCGCCCGCGACGAAGGTCAACGGTGACGTGATCCCTGGCGTGAAGATCGTCGGCTACGAGTCGCCGTCTCACAAGCGGCGCTACCCGAAGGAGACGCTCTCCCGCGACGCCAACAAGTACGAGGGAGCTCGGGTATTCATCGATCACCCCGAAGGCATCTACAACCCCGCCGCGACGCGCGTTCCGCGTCCCGCGGGCAGCCACCTCGGTCGCATCCGCAACCCGCGCGTCGACGAGTCGCGTGGACTCATCGGGGATCTGCACGTGATGCCCACGCATCCGCTCGCGTCCTCGGTCAAGTGGGCCGCGGAGAACGATCCGACGGCCTACGCCCTGTCTCACCTGGCAGACCTCATCGGGACGAGGGGACCCGATGGTTGGTTCAACACGAATTCCATCGACAAGGTCCACTCGGTCGACGTGGTAAGCAATGGCGGTACCACGGCCGGCCTCTTCGAAAGCGCCGCCATGCACAAGGAAGGAGACCGAACCATGGAGCCGACTTTGGCCACCATGACTCGCGACCAGCTCCAGGCGGCGCGTCCGGATCTGAAGATCCAGACCATCGCCGAGAGCCACGCGAGCGAGACGAAGGTCGCCGACCTCGAGACCAAGCTGAAGGCGGCGGAGAGCAAGCTCACCGCAGCGGAGGCCAAGGTCGAGGGGTTCGAGACGACGGAGAAGAAGCGGGGCAAGGACGAACAGCGTCTGAAGCTCATCGGCGAGGCGAAGCTCCCGGAGCACCTCGTCACCGAGGCGTTCAAGACGACGTGTCTGAGCGCGACCGACGAGGGGTTCACCGCCCTCCTCGCGGATCGGAAGGACCTGGCGGCCAAGACCACGGGCAAGGCCTCGCCGCCGACGTCCGGAGCGCGATCCGCGGCGGAAGCCGCTGGAACCCGGGCTCCGACGAAGGACGCGAAGGAATTCGCCTCCGTTCTGAAGGGACGGTAGTCCTACCATGGACACGCAGCGTCACAGGTACGGCAACAACGATCCGTTCGTCGGAGCCGTCGACAGCGGCACCGTCATCGAGATCGGCGACCTGGTCATGCTGGAGACGGACGACGTCCGTCCGGCCTCCGACCAGGCAGCGGGATCCGCGCTCGCCAACACGCAGGAGAGCTTCCACGACAAGTTCTTCGGCGTCGCGGCGCAGCGCAGCAGGAGCGGCGACACGGATCCGATCCGCGTCGACACGGCGGGTGTCTTCGAGTACCCGTGCGACAGCACGAACTTCGAGATCGGCGACCGCATCGGGGTCGCCGAGTCCAGCGCCTTCGCGCTGGAGGACCAGAAGGTGGTCCGGCTGGGGGCGTTCGGCACCCTGTCCAACCGAGCGATCGGGGCCTGCGCGCAGCGCGGGACTGCCCTGACGAAGGTCATGGTCCGCATCGAGTCGACGGTCATGACCGGCGGCCCGAAGGCGATGGCCTAGCCTTCGGGCTAGAGACAAGGAGACAGCACTACAATGCTGAGGAACCACGGCGTCAACCTGAAGCAGCTGTACGCTTCGGAAGGCGCGGAGGCCACGTGCGACAAGCTCCGCACGGCGCTCGTCGACGGAGAGCTCAAGCCGGAGGACTTCTCCCTCCGGGAGATCGCGGAGAGCTTCTGCGGACCCGACTGGGTCAAGACGCTCACTCCGCACGGCAGCGGGAACCAGCTGGTGACCGCCGCGGAAGCGCCCGTCGACCTGACGGCGTTCTCCAACATCACCGGGCAGATCGTCTACTCGTCGGTGCTCCAGGGCTACAAGGAGGCGGACGGCGGACTCTTCGACCGGCTCTGCACCGTGAAGCCCACGGTGTTCGACGGTGAGAAGATCCCGGGGATGGGAGGCATCAAGGACGAGGAGTTCGAGGTGCATCCGGGCAAGGAGTTCCCGGAGACAGGGTTCGGTGAGGACTACCAGGAGACGCCCCGCACGACCAAGCGCGGTGAGCGGATCTCCATCCTGAAGGAGACCGTCTTCTTCGACCGCACCGGCCTCGTCCTCACCCAGTCGCAGGGCATCGGCGCCCGGCAGTCGACGGGTCGCCTGAAGCGTCTGATCAAGGTGGTGATCGGCTTCATCAACAACTACAACTGGCGCGGTACGGCCTACAACACGTACCTCACCACGGGCAACTGGATCAACAAGCTCGTCAGTCACACGATGACGGACTGGACGGACTTCGAGGACATGGAGCTCCTCTGGGCGAACATGGTGGACCCGGACACGGGCAACCCGATCGACCTGGCTCCGAGCCTCGAGACGCTGTGCTGCCCGCAGCTGAAGCACACGATCCGCCGCATCCTCAATGCGACGGAGGTCGATCACGGGGACAACACCGACGCGACCAAGCCGGTCACGAAGGGCGTCAACCCGCTGCAGGGCTGGCAGGAGCCGATCATCTCGCGCTTCCTGTACCAGCTCCTCCAGAGCGAGCTCAGCTTCTCCTCGACGAACGCCGGCCTCACCTCGATCCACGGGGACTTCAAGAAGGCGTTCTGGTACATGGAGAACTGGCCGCTCACGGTCATCCAGGCGCCGCCGAACAACCCGGCGGAGTTCGAACGCGACGTGGTCGCGGCGTGGCGGTGCTCCGAGCGCGGTGTGGCCGCGGTCGGCAACCCGCGCTACGTGATCTTCCGGCAGCCGCAGGCGTAGCCGGCTCTACCTGACTCACCAGCCGCTGCACTCGCAAGGGTGCAGCGGCTCAGGTAGTTGACGGGACTGAAGTCCCAAGGCAAGAGAGGTGAACCATGTCCAATCCCACGGGCGCCACGCCCGCAGCAGCCGCTCCCGCGGCTCCGACCGTTCCGGCAACGACGCCGCCCGCGGGCGCCACGACGCCGAAGAAGTCCTGGTACAAGGTGACGTCCGGTCACGACTGGGGTCAGTTCGAGGCGCAGACGCCGGCCGACGCCGAGTCCAAGTTCCGCCAGCACTTCGGCATCACGGGCTCGCAGCACCGGTTCGAGACGAGCCAGTGCGACGTCCCGGCCAAGGACGCGGTCTGGCACTCGGGCCAGCAGCGCACGCGGTAGGCCGTCATGACCGACCTGGAACAACTCGTCGCAATCAAGTCGCAGCTTCTGACCCGGATCCGTGAGGTGACGGCGTCCCCGAAGCCGTCGTACAAGAGCGCGACGGGGCAGCAGGTCGACTGGAACGGCTATCTCCGTGAGCTGCGAGCACAGCTCAAGGACATCAACGTGCAACTCGTGGCAGAGGATCCGATGTACGCGGAGACTCAACTCGTGACCCCGGACGATCCACTTGCCTGACATCGCCGTTTCCTGCGAGAACACCCTGGTCTTCCGACAGAACCTGTCGGTATGCCGGGACCCCGCCGTCAGCCTCGATCTGTCGGATGATTACCTGATCTTCGACCATCAGACTGAGGTGGAGTATACGCAGGAGGGGACGAGGGATCTGCAGCGAGACGGTCGGGTCATCCCGAGCAACTCCAAGACGGTTCACCTCTGCCACGTGGGGCGTTACAAGTTGACGTTCCGAGACCTTCTCTCAGAGAGCTCCGGTCACCTGAAGGTAGGTGACATTCGGGCGGAGATCTCACAGAAGGAGCTTGACGGCTTGATCCCCGCTACGGGTGACAAGCTGGTCTTCCCAGAGGGAACGTACTTCGCGTTCGCCGTGGACTGGGACAAGATGACACTGATGTACATCGTGTGGTGTCGTAAGTAGTAGTGGAGGAAGCTTGAGCATCGTACGCGCTTCTGAAGCCGGCATCATGAAGTCCAAGGGACGGACGCGTGGGCTCATCCCCGCTGCTGGGACTTCGAAGGCCGCCTCCTTCGCACGCGATCGCGCACGCCACTACATGAGCCTCAGCCGTCGTCTCATTCGTGTGAAGCCTGGGGAGAACGTTTCTGAGTCCCGCTTCCGCTTCGTACCTGCTCACCGCAAGATCGTCGGAGCCCGTGGACGGACGTCGTCTGGCAAGGGCTTCCCGATGGCGGGTGGCAAGTTCATCAACGTCCCTGAAGGTAACCGTGAGGTTGGCGGTCATCGCGCGTTCCCCGGCTTTGGTCTTCTGCCCAGCATCAAGGCTGGCGCCCAGGTTCGCCTGGGCACCGGCTCCGATCGCTTCGGCAAGAAGCAGGAGCTGGTGGACATCAAGGGTCTCAAGGCGGACCTGAACCGACTCCTCGCAATTGCGGGCCTCCCGCACATCGGCGCCCGCTTCGTCGTGTGGCACGTGGGACGCTGGTGTCTCATGGAGATCGTCTACAAGACGCCCATCGACCAAGGCGTCGCGGTTGCTGGTTGGGCAATCTCTCCGCAGCTCCGAGGTAAGAAGGGCTACGGTCGCGTCGGTTTCCGCATCAAGAACCCGGTGTCCTACGTGGTGTTCCTCGAGTACGGCCACTCTTCACAGGCTCCAGAGGGCATGGTGGGGACGACCTTCGTGCAGGCCAAGTACGAGCTCCGACACCTGATGGATGTCATGATCCAGTGGTGGAAGGATCAGCGCTACCTTCTGCGCAATATGAAGTTCGACATCGATCTCGCGGCTGGTGTCCCGTATGACCCGGCAACGATTGAGCGGAAGATCCCCAAGCTCGCCTGGCAGCGTCTCCTCAATGAGTTGAAGGCGCGGCTCCCGCTCAACCGTCCCGTGGCCGATCTGAACGCCAACGTCTACCTCGCGATGAGGATCGACGATCCGAAGGACTGGCACACGGTCTCAGACTTCAAGGAACCTGGCCACATCTTCGAGGCCCGCGTCATTCGCGGCACGGAACCGACCTACGAGACTCAGGACGTCCCGATCCAGGTCGGTGGTTCGATGGAGACCCACGAGATGGTCCGCGTTTCGGGTACCCGTCCAACCAGGACCGTGGAGCACGTGTTCGGTGGGAGGGTTCGAAAGACCCCGAACCAGACCGAGCCCACCGTTCCTGACGCTGATTGGTTCGACAACCCCAACGATCTCTCCTCTCAGGTGAGAGCCCTCGAGCGCAAGTGGCGAGGTGAGAAGTGATCGACGACCTGGAGACCTACGCCTACCTGAGTGTCATGGAGACCCTGAAGGCCGGCATCGACCCCGTTCACATGAATGGGATCGGCATGCGACCCAAGACGGACTTCGACACGTGGGTGGACTTCTATCCCATGGGTGACGTCCGTCGCCGTAGTCGCGCGAAGGACTGGGGCGGTCGGATCATGTTCCAAGTCTCCTGCAATGCGAAGATCGAGGAAGACAGTGCGAACCGGGACACCATGGCAGCCCACCGGTTGGCGGCCCTCGTTCGGAAGACCCTTGAGCACAAGGACCTCGCCATCAAAACGATCGGTGTCGCTCCGGAGCCGACCGTCGCAACCCTGAACATCAAGGAGGCCCGGCAACGTTACCTGCCGCGGCGCAACATCACGTTCGAAGGAGAAGGCAACTTCGCGGTGGAGCAGGGTAACACTCACACCGTGGTTGTCACGTTCCAGGTGACCCTCGAGGCCGCCTAAAGGAGAAACGCGCATGGCGCACAGGATCAGGAACCTGACCCACGGTCAACTGACGATCGTGGAC